ATGAGCGTAAATCTTATGAAAGGATATGATATGGGGCTTAACTATATCATACAAGGGACAATATGAATAACGACGAAAACGGGTATTACATGCCAATATACATGTGCAAGCTTTGTGGTGAAATCCTTGTAGGCGTAAAAGAGAAAATTACAGACAAGCACTTGGCAATTAGCATCACAGATGCAGTTGGTTGTCTTGGCAAAGGAGCATTTTCATGTGTGAGAAGAAAAACACCTCACACATGTGATGACGGTAGCATTGGCATTGCTGATCTAATCGGAATGAAGTATTTCGAGGAACAGAAATCATGAGCGAATACATAACCATAGGAGATTGCGCCGCGATATTCCAGGGGCGCAACCTGGACAAAGTCAAGCTGAACACCGAGGGCAAGGGAATCCCCTACATCGTTGGGGCGTCCTGCATGAAAGATGCCCGGCTGAAATGTGAAAAGTACTGCGAGAATTTCGAGAACGAAACAATATCCAAGTTTGGTGATATACTCGTTTCGACCGTGGGAACGCTCGGAAAGGTCGCGATAAACGATATAGGCGACTGCGTCCTTTCTAGACACGTCTGTGCGGTGCGATTCGTTCCGGAAATATTGCCCGAATACGGGCTGCTGTGCCTCTTGGCGTCGCTGGAATTGTGCATACCGCCTGACGATGGCACGCAGACGGGATTTTCCCGAAAACTCGATTGTTCGGAGATTGAGAAATTACCCTTGGTGTACATCGTTCCCGATAAGCAGCGTGAAACAGTTGAGAAGATGGTGCTGCTTGCATCATCATTCCAGAATATGAAGTCAGTAGACAAGCTGGAGAATATGCCGGACGATCCGATTGAGTTGGCAGGTTGGTTTAAGAAAAGGGCTTCCAAGCTCATCAAGGAACAGAACCGTACTCTTGATCAGATAGTAGCAACCATAAAATCCGGGTGGGACAACGCGCCCGAGGAAATAAAACAGCTTATGTTGGAGGACATAAAGACATGAGAATTGACAGCGTAATAATTGAAGTGCTTGCAAAAGCAGAAGTGAGCGGCAACACGCTGCGCCTTACAGAACAACTTGACCGAAAGACATATCAGCAGGTCAGCAAGGTGCTTTCGGCAATCGGCGGCAAGTGGAACAGCCCCAAGAAGTGCCACGTCTTCGCTGACGATGTAGAGGATATCCTGCAGAGCATTATCCTCACTGGCGAATACACCAGCGAGAAAGCAGAATATCAGTTCTTTCCGACCCCGGACGAGCTTGCCGCCGAAACAGTAAGGCTGGCACACATCACGCCTGACGATGTGTGCCTTGAGCCCTCGGCAGGCAGAGGAGCAATCGCCAAGTATATGCCCGGCTGTGACTGTGTGGAGCTTAATTCGAAAAACCGCGCTTTCCTTGAAGAACAGGGGTTCAAACTGGTGCATGATGATTTCATGACGTTCGAACCGGACAAGCAGTACAGCGTGATCGTAATGAATCCGCCGTTTGCCAAACAGCAGGACATTATCCACGTCACCAAGGCAATACACATGGCTACACGCTGTGTTGTTGCAATCATGTCGGCGTCGGTGCTGTTCCGCACTGATAAGCGCACAACAGAGTTCCGCGCTCTTGTGGAAAGCTATGGCGGTACCATTGAGCCGCTGCCGGAAAGCTCGTTCAAGGAGAGCGGCACGGCCGTGAACACTTGCAGAGTGGTAGTTAATAATGGGTAAAAAGGAGTACCAACATGATAATCAAGAAACTCGCAAAGCTTGTGAAAAAGACACATTACCTTGGCATAACTTCCACGACCAACGAGCAGTCACAGCAGTGGCTCGGAGGAAACTGGGGTCTTTACGACATTTCCGATTTGCCGTCAATAACGTATGAACAGGCTTGTGCCATGTTCGATTTCAGTGCAAAGACAATCGACAAGACATGGGACGATAACGACGGAGCGTGGATACTTGCCAAAAAGGTTGAAACGGCCTGCAAATTCAGAAGATTTGAAGCCGACGAAATCGAAATACACTCCACATTCTTCGGAGATGAAGAGATGAAAGTCGTTGTCGACAAAGACCAGACTGCGTTTGCATTCATTCCCGCTGAGCTGCTTTCTCCCATCGTTGAAACAGAATATACACAAAAAGTGCTTATTCAGGGCGAGGACGATGCTACATATCTGCTTGTATACAACGGTTTACAGTTGGTTGCAATGATTCCGTCACTTCGTATTCCGAAAGGAATGGTGGACTCCTGGCAGGAATCGCAGACCAAGATTTACAACTGCATGAGCCTTTATCTGAATACTTTGGCAGCTGAGGAGGAACGAAGAGCGGCAAGCGATTCCGAGGTCGAACATCAGTATACGTTCGATGAGAACGAGGACACGGAGGACGAGGAAGATGCTGAATAACGAAATAGGAAGTCAGTTGAAAAATTTACGAGAAAGCAAAGGCTTAACCATTGAGCGGGTAGCCTATGCGGTTGATGAAACTCCTAGCGAGGTCGAGTTTTGGGAGAGCGGCAAGCTCAAGCCCTGCGCCGATGCGAAGAGAAAGCTGGAGTTCCTGTTTAGCTGTTTTGGTGACGATCACAAGGAACTTGCAAAGGTAAACGAGGAAAACTATTCCGACTTTTTCAATTATCCAGAATGCATTGACGTTCCTGAAAATTTCCCATCTTGGCTCAAGGCACACGGCTTTTTCGCTGCCCCAGCCTCACTTGGACATCATGGAAACCAGCGCGGTGGACTTTATATACACTCTAGTCAAGTTGTAGCCGAGCTGGAGAAATATACGCGAAACCTCGGATTGCAGTGGAACGAAAGCAGGAGCGCTTGGCTTGTCGGAATGTTCCATGACCTTTGCAAGGTCGATGACTACTGCTACAACTGGGCCGGCGACAAGTGGGAATGGAACAAGAACCAGATACTCACAGGTCATGGCGAAAAGTCACTGATAATGCTCCAGCGGCATATTACCCTCACTGAACAGGAGATAGCGTGTGTTCGCTGGCACATGGGGTCGTTTACCGATCAGAAAGAATGGGAATATTACGGCAGAGCGGTTGAACGGTACCCGGCCGTACTCTTTACTCACACTGCCGATATGTACGCGTCGCGCGTTCTGGGGGTATAAATGCAGCACATAGAAGATAACGAACAGATGATACTTATTCGCTGGGTGCAGTTCGAAAGCGGCAGACACCCCGAGTTGTCGTTGCTGTTTCATGTTCCGAACGGCGGTAAGCGCAGCAAGGTCGAAGCCGCAAGGTTCAAGGCGATGGGAGTGCAGGCGGGTGTTCCCGACCTGTTTCTCCCTGTTCCGCGCGGAGCTTATCACGGACTGTTTATCGAGATGAAAGCTCCCAAGGGGAGAACGTCTAATGCACAGAACACATGGATAGAAAAGCTGAAGAACAACGGATATGCAGTCGAGGTGTGCTATGGATTTGAGTCAGCTCAACAAACGCTGCTCTCATACCTTGATGAAAAATAGCTGTTTGCAATCAATTTCACAGGGAGGTGTAACTTATGGCTAAGAAGAGAAATTGCAGGAGAACCCCGGAAGAAGTGAGCATACATGACGAGGCGGTGAAACTCCGCAAAATGACTGACGCTCAGCTTGTCGAAAAGGTTCGTTCTGCATCTGTGGCGGCAAGTAAGCCGCCTACAGCATTTGAGGAGCAGGCCACTTCGACCAAGAGTGTTGCTGAATTCCTCGAGGCGTTTGCAAATGCCAATATTCCGGGCGTGGGGAAGATAACGCTTAAGAAGATGAACACATTCGCAAAAGACAACGGATATCTTTAATAAAGGGGATTGGACGATATTATGACGGTAGCAGAATTAAATAAATATTACCTGCTGGAGGACGCTATTCGAGATGATAAAGAGAGAATCGCGAGAATTGAAGCAAAACTCTGTGGTTCCAGCTCCTTCGATACGAGCGGTGTGCCGAAGAACCCGACACCGCGCAACCATATTGAGGACAGCTTTATCGAGTTGGCGCACCTCAAGACGGAGCTTGGCAATGAAGTCAGGGAGTATGAGGCTTTGAAAGTCAGGATTGAGCGGTATATCGCGCGTATCAACGACTTGCTTATTAAGCGCATCATGGAGAAGCGAGTTCTCAAGCATAAAAGCTGGAGGACTGTTGCGGTGGAACTCGGTGGGGGGAACACCATCGACTCCGTCAAGAAGATGTATTATCGCTACATATCGGACAATCCTGATTAAGTTGTCACCAATGTCCCCCATGTCCCGTCCAATGCGTGATATAATGAAAACATAATCAGATGCAATGCACTCCTCAATTTTTGCGTTCTCGCCCGGGCGCAGTATAAAATTGAGGAGGCTTTATGTTACCCAGGAAAAAAGGCGAAGAAATCAAAGCGGTAGAGATGCCGCCTATCAAGGAGTATCTGAAAGAGATACAGCGCGATGGCAGCGAGCTTGGAGCCGATGAGGTGTTAAAGGACACGCTCAAATGGCTTGATTCGCGCGGTATAAAGAATGCTGTATCAATGCAGATGGTCGAGCAGTATGCGTTCTCCGTAGCTCGATGGATACACCTTGAGCGGCTTATCTCGAAGTATGGCTATATCGCCAAGCACCCGACCACCGGTGCGCCCATTCAGTCCCCGTATGTAGTGATGGCTCAATCTTATATGAAACAGGTTATCGCGATACGGAGTGAAATTAATCTTCAGCTTAAAGAATCACGTTCCACGCCGACGACATACGTTCGGGAGGTGGTTTACGGTGAATAACGAGCTGAACTATTACCTTGCGGACGTTGAGGAGCTTATCCCCTATACTCGAAACGCCAGGACGCATTCCTCTGCACAAATATCGCAGATTGCCGCGTCAATAAAAGAGTTCGGGTTTCTCGCCCCTATCGTCATTGCCGAGGATAACACGATTTTGTGCGGTCACGGCCGCTTTTACGCCGCGCAAAAGCTGGGCTTAAAGAAAATACCCTGCGTCAAGGAATCACACCTCACCGAGGCGCAGAAACGCGCATACATAATCGCAGACAACAAGTTGAGCATTAACGCAGGCTGGGACGATGAGTTGCTTGCTGTGGAGCTGTCAGACCTGCAAGGCGAGGGTGTTGACCTATCCATCACAGGTTTTGACGAAAAGGAACTTGCAGACTTATTCGATGATAAAAGCAAATCTGATGTTGAAGATGACGGCTACGACCTGTCAGCCGCATTGGAGAAAGCGGCATTTGTGCAGCGCGGCGATATATGGACGGTAGGCAGACACCGCCTGATGTGCGGCGACGCCACCAGCGCCGATGATGTTGCCGCTCTGATGGGCGGCAAGCGCGCGAACCTGCTCCTGACAGACCCGCCGTATGGCGTATCGTTCAAATCATCGAGCGGCTTGACCATTCAGAATGACAGCATAAAGGACGAAGATTTCTACAGCTTCCTTAAATCGGCTTTCACCGTGGCGGTCGACTGCCTTGAAAAGGGAGCGGCGGCATACATCTTCCATGCTGATACGGAAGGACTGAATTTCCGCCGGGCTTTCGTTGACGCTGGCTTTCATCTCGCTGGCTGCTGTATCTGGGTCAAAGATAGTCTGGTTTTAGGGCGGAGCGACTATCAATGGCAGCATGAGCCGGTTCTATATGGATTCCTGCAAAATGGTAAGCACTCATGGTATTCAGACCGAAAGCAGACCACCATATGGAATTTCGCTAAGCCTAAGAAAAATGCGAACCACCCCACGTCGAAACCGCTTGACCTGCTTTCATACCCCATTCAGAATTCCACGCAGGAAAACGCTGTCGTTCTTGATACGTTCGGAGGGAGCGGCTCAACGCTTATGGCGTGTGAGCTGACGAACCGTATCTGCTACACTATGGAATTGGACGAGAAGTATGCCTCTGTCATTCTGCGGAGATACGTTGATGATACTGGACGCCCTGATGATGTATTTGTAGAGCGAAACGGTGAAAGAATCCCATATGCTTCACTTGCAAAGGCGGTGGAGCATGAGTGAACTGACTTTAGGCAGTCTGTTTGATGGCAGCGGCGGCTTTCCTCTAGGTGGAGTGCTTGCGGGAATAACTCCGCTGTGGTCCTCGGAAATAGAACCGTTTGCCGTCCGTGTCACAACAAAGCGACTGCCTCAGATGAAGCACTTCGGCGACGTGTCTGTGCTTAACGGCGCGGAACTACCGCCTGTCGATATTATCACATTTGGCAGTCCGTGTCAGGATATGAGCATTGCCGGAAAGAGGAGCGGCTTGGACGGCGCACGTTCCAGCTTGTTCTATGAGGCAGTCAGGATAATCAAGGAAATGAGGTGTGCAACAAATGGCAAATACCCGCGATACTGCGTGTGGGAGAACGTTCCCGGAGCATTCAGCTCAAACGGCGGCGAGGACTTTCGGTGCGTCCTCGAAAGCCTGTGTAAAATCAAAGATGAAACCGTTTCTGTTCCTCAATATGAGAGATGGACAGCAGCAGGATATATCATGGCAAAAGACTTCTCCGTTGCCTGGAGAGTCCTCGACGCTCAATACTGGGGAGTACCCCAGAGAAGAAAACGCATCTACCTTGTCGCAGATCTTGATTCCGAACGCGCCGGAAAGATACTGTTTGAGTCAGAAGGCGTGTCGGGGTATTCTTCTGAGAGCTTCCGCGCGTGGCAAAGAACTGCCGCCGCTGCTGAGGGCGGCATTGGAGCGGCAAGCGGGGGCTTAATGAACGCTGCCGGCTTTTGCGCGGAGCATTCGGCGAAAGCACGTGGAATCGGCTACGAGGAAGAAACCTCGCCCACGCTCCGCGCTGGGACGATACCAGCAACTGTCTACGAAAATCATTCACAGGACACACGGTATACCGGACCGCTTGATGTCGCTCCAACAGTAAGTTCGACCTATGGAATGGGCGGGAACAATCAGCCGTTTGTTGTGACCAAAGAAACGAGATGCTTTGATGTAAGGTTTACCTCCGAGGGAACAAAGAATGCCAGGCATAATTGCTATGAAACTACTACGTCGCGGACAATAGATACCGGCGGTAATGCGCCGGATTCCAACCAAGGCGGGGTTGCTGTTGTATCCGTCCAAGGCTCGATGATAGGCAGAACGGACAAGAACGGACCGCAAGGCAGCGGGGTGAACGAGGACGTTTCTTTCACGTTGAACGCTACCGACCGTCACGCAGTAGCTTTTTCGCCGACGCGGGTATACAGCACGAGTAAGAACTCATACCACACAGAAGCTACCGAGAATGTTGCAGGCACTCTTGTGGCATCTGATTATAAGGATCCGCCGACCGTTGCGGAAGAACCTCGATACATCGTCCGGCGGCTCATGCCTACAGAGTGCGCCCGGCTGCAAGGCTTTCCGGATTGGTGGTGCACCGACCTCGAAACAGCAGATCCGACCGATGGTGAGCTTGAATTCTGGCGACAGGTATTTGAAGTTCACCGAAATATAACGAGCGGCTCAAACAAGGTAAAGTCAGATAAGCAACTCCGTGCATGGCTTAAAAGTCCTCACAGCGATTCAGCGGAATACAAGCTGTGGGGGAATGGAGTTGCTTTGCCCTGCGTTTTCTTCGTTCTTTCTGGCATTGTTTACTATTCACAGTTGAATGTTGAAAGTTTGTGAGTTTATTCTCTTGATATGTGTCCCTTTCGGAGTTAATATATAGCTGGTCAGCAGGTAGCACCGAGCGGCATAATATACACATAATTCCGCTGTACATTTCGTGCAATATATTGTTCCGAAATGGCTTGCTATTATCTCGTTTTAGAGTTAATATGTACACAACGAAAGGAAAACAAAGCCAACCGGAGGACACGACAATGAAAAACACACAGGTACAGATCGAGGGCATTAAGAACCAGACCATAGGCGTTGAGGTCGAGATGAACAACATAACAAGAGCGAAAGCCGCACAGATCGCCGCTGAGTTCTTCGGAACGCACCGCCACGAAAACACCGCCGGCCGCAACGGATACTGCACCTTCTCCGCTTGGGACAGCGAGGGGCGCGAGTGGAAATTCCAGAAAGACGTAAGCATTCACGGGCCTGACGGTGAAAAGTGCGAAATGGTCACTCCGATCCTTACATACAGCGATATCGAAACACTTCAGGAACTCATTCGCCGACTTCGCAAGGCAGGAGCCAAGAGCGACGCAACAAGGGGCTGCGGGGTACACGTTCACATCGGCGCACAGGGACACACGCCGCAGAGCCTCAGAAACCTCGCCAATATAATGGCAAGCCACGAAAGCCTTTTAGCAAGTGCCCTCAACCTTGACAGAGGAAGAATGAACCGCTACTGCCGCACGGTAAGCCCCGCATTCCTCGAACAGCTCAACCGCAAAAAGCCCCAGACCATGGCGGAGCTTGCGGACATCTGGTACACTAGCCAGAACGCAAGCTACGGCCGGTCAGCGCACTACAACGACAGCAGATACCATATGCTTAACCTGCACGCCACTTTCACCAAGGGTACGGTTGAGTTTAGACTTTTCCAATTCGACGCACCGAGCGGCACAAAGCAGAATGGGCTTCACGCAGGACAGCTCAAGAGCTACATACAGCTTTGCTTAGCGCTCAGTGCGATGGCAAAGAACGCAAAGAGCGCAAGCCCCAAGCCCCAGCAGGTGGACAACCCTAAATACGCGATGCGCACTTGGCTCCTTCGCCTTGGATTTATCGGGAACGAGTTCAAGACCGCAAGAGAAACCTTCACGAACCGCCTGAGCGGCGACGGAGCTTTCCGAAACGGCAGAACTGCATGACCCCGGCAAACCTCCCCTGACCGCTTCGGCGGTCTTAGGGTGGTAGAAGGGCAATTCTTCAGAAAGGACGTATTTTTATGAAAGAAAAACTTTACTTGGCTTATGGCAGCAACCTCAACATTGTTCAGATGATCATACGCTGTCCGGACGCGAAATTCTACGGAACGGCTGAAATCAAAGACTACGAGCTACTTTTCAAAGGTAGCAAGACCGGGGCATACCTGACCATTGAACGGCGAAAAGGCTCTAACGTTCCTGTGGGCGTATGGGCGGTCACGGAGCGCGACATTAGCGCCTTAGACCGCTACGAGGGTTTCCCTGCATTTTACTACAAGAAGGAATTCCGACAGCAGATATGGGGTAGGGACAGCGAGGACTTGGGCGTGCGCGACTGCTTTGCTTACATCATGCATGAGGATAGGCGGATAGGGATACCAAGTCCGGTGTACATCAACACCTGCAGAGAAGGCTACAAAGATTTCGGATTTGATATCAATATCCTGATGGACGCAGTAATGAGAAGCAAGGAGGCAACACTATGAAAGAAACCACATCAAGAAGAGCGGCGCAATGCCCCAAGTGCAGCGCGATTTATACCGCACCGCCTGCAATATCGCGCGATGACGGTCACACGCTCATATGTCCGGAATGCGGCACAAGAGAGGCTTTGAAGAGTATCGGAGTGTCAGCCGAGGAGCAGAACAAGATCATCGACATCATTCACCGTTGCTACAGCAGGTAAAATACACATGATATCTGCGAAATCTTTGTGCAGGATATCCTTTTGCAATCGCTTGCAATTCCGTCGCTTTAGAGTTAATATGAACATACCGAAAGGAAATACACATCAAGCAGGAGGAAAAGAATATGTGGACACAGGGAGCAATAGGAATACCGAGCGGCAACTGCGGTATGACATCGGTGAGCTACTGGGTGAAACACTATGAGAACGAAAGCCAGTTCGGAATTGACAACGGTAGAATCTCCAAGCTAACACTTGTCCAGGACAGCAAAGTAGTGTACAACTACGACCGAGGCGAGGACGTCGAGCCTCAGACATCAGAAGCGGAAAAGGCACTTGCTATCCTGCTGAAAGAGTACAACTAACACCACAACACGGCATCGATAAAAGGGCAGAGAGCGGCGCAAGGGCGCTGTTCCTGCCTTTTGCCGATGTGAACGCCCCCTCAAGGTACTGTGACCCGGGGGCGGGGTGAGGTGAGGCTCGCCGACGCCCAATTTTCGCCTAGTCATGGAGAAAAAAACGGGTCACTTGAATTGAAAAAATATTTTTGGGGGTATAGAAAATGGCAAGGAAAAAAGCACAGGAAACCGAGGTCAAAAAAACAGCGTCGGAGGTGGATACAAAGCCAGTTCAGGGCGGGGCAAAAGCCACCAAGGGTACCGCAAAAACCACGCCTAGCGGCAAGAAAACGGCGAAAAGCGGAGCAAAACAGACTACAAGCACCGCCAAAGGGAGTGCGGATACCAAGTGTAAGACTGAGAAGAAAACAGCTCCGGAAGCCGCCACGGATAAGCCGGCGCGCACTCCACGCAGGAAAGCGGCTGATGTTCCCTCTGTGAGCAGTGACAGCGCGGTGCTTGACGCGGCGGCAAGGCTGGAGGATATGGAGGAAGAAGCGCGTACAGAGGCGGCACAGGACGCACGTCCCGCGAACTTGAAGCCGGCGGAGATCATATACTCGCTGAAAGCCGGGGCGCAGATATTCGTGAAGACCGCCGACATTGTAGCGGCGACCGGAAAGACTACGTCATGGATCCGCGACATAACAGCGCGTGGAATCATCAAGGAAACCAAGACAAAGCACGGTGCGCTCTACGACTTTACGCAGACCATGAGGGCTTATTGCGCATCGCTGGAATCACGCCGGAGCGATGAAGATACCGCCGATGTGGAGCTTAAGCGGAAAAAGGCAGAGGCAAAACTCAAGGAGTCCAAGGCGGTCATCGCGGAAATGCAGGCAAAGGAGTTCCAGGGCAAAATGCACCGTTCAGAGGACGTACAGAAAATGACCGCTGACCTGCTCTACTTTGTTCGCGGCGGGCTTGTGGCTCTTGCCGGAAGATGTGCCACTGAGTGCGCTGCGTCCTCCGAGCCGGCGGAGGTGCAGAAGATCATTGAGCATGAGGTGCATGAGATCCTTAAGGACTTATCCGAATACAAGTATGATCCGAAAAGATATGACGAGCTGGTGCGTCAGCGGACTAACCGCGAACTTGACGCTGACTTCGATGATGACGATGAAGAATAATTTCTTGTATGAAATCAGTCTGCGATTGGGTTTGCTCATATTTTCATGATTTTATTTTTGTTACCTCTTGACAAATGCGTATAAAAGGCGTATAATATAAAAGAAAGGAGGTACAATATGAAAAAGGCTGATCTTGAGCGGTTGTTCAAGAGAAACGGCTGGATTTTTGAGCGTAATGGCGGAAATCATGATGTTTGGACTAAAGGCAATCAAACAGAAGCAATCCCAAGACATCGTGAGATCAATGAAGCTCTTGCTAAGGCGCTTATAAAGAAGCATAATCTCAAGTAACCGCAAGCTCCCCGAAAGGGGAGCATAAAGGCGGGGTGAAAGGAGTTGTAATATATGAGCACAAAAATGGTTTATCCGGTAATATTCCACAAAACCAAAGACAAAGTCCCATATTTCGTTGAGGTTCCTGATCTCGACGTTATGACACAGGGAAAATCAATTCAAAACGCAATAGAAATGGCACGGGAACGAATATGTATAAAAGTAATCCAACTAGAAAAAGAAAAAACGAAAATACCCAATGCATCTGAATTAAGTACAATCATAACCAATGACAAAAATGCATTTGTTTCTCTTGTCGACGCTGATATTGAAGCGTATAAGCGAAGCATGGAAAACCGTTGCGTAAAAAAGAATTGCACCATTCCTGGAAAACTTAATGATGAGGCTGAAAAGGCAGGAATCAACTTTTCAAAGGTTTTACAGAAAGGGCTAATGGAAGAACTAAGAATGATCAATGGCTGCTAATGCATTAGTCATACAATCCAGCAAGTCAGATCTTATCTGATTTGTTTGGCTTAGGTCTTATAGAGAGTTCAATTGGAGTTTTCCAAAGAATATCTGCCAAATACTTCTTTTGCTGTGTGGAAACCATCTGATCATAATGGATTCCGCAGACAAATGGTTTTTTTTGATAGTCTGCCCCGCAAGTCAGATTTCATCTGATTTTGCGGGGCATTTTCTATTTTTGATAATATCTTTTTCAGATATTTTTGCAATTTGTCCCGAATGTCCCCCATGTCCCTTTATATTTGTGATACAATATAATCGAAAAAATACCGTTTGAGGCGACGGACACAGAGCCAACATTCAACCAGTCTGATCACCGCGCCCAAGCGGTATTTTTGTTCGATTCAAACAGAGTAATAGCGCGGGCTTGCAACACCGCGCAGACGATACAAGGCGCAGGGGCTTTCTCCTTTGACCCTGCGCAGATTTCAGAGCCGCACAGTGCCGCGCCTTAGCGCGTGCGGTGCAAATCCGCAGGCTCTTGTCAAGACGTTGCGTACACAATACACGGCACAGGCGCGGACTACTCATCCGTTCGCGGTGAAACAGAGGTAATGCGGGAGCGCACTATCCGAGGTGGAACTGTGGTGTTCGTGTGGCAGTAGCTCAGTTGGCAGAGCGGGGGACGCAATCCCTATGTCGGCGGTTCAAGTCCGACCTGCTGTCTTGGGACGGTGGTATATGTCGGGATACGGTTATGGTAAAAAGTCAGTATTTATACTGGTTCAGCCCACTGCCGGCGGGTTCGATCCCCGCTGCCGCCTACCTATCGACCCTCGCTGCACATGAACGGCAGGGGTTGTCCTTTCAAATGTCGAAAGCGGCTGTTGTGCTAGGCAACAACCGCAACACGGGAACGCAGCGCGGCAAGATGACGCGCAAGATCTTCTGTGTGCAGTTAGGTGCTAATCTCACACAGGAAAAGTGCCAGCGGGGCAGGACCCGCCGTTCCCGCCTTTTCGGGTGCATGGCTCAATGGTAGAGCACCGGACTTTTAATCCGGATCATGTGGGTTCGATTCCCACCGTACCCACCAAGCCCTATGCGGCTTTAATTCGGGCGATAATATCAATAAATCCGTGTGTCAGAAAGGGGTTTGAGCGGCGGGAGGTGGCGGTGTGTTCCGAGAATCAGAAAAAGATCGGGTGAACAAGCTGAACGCCTGCCTTGCGAAGATCCTTAGCGGCATGAAGCCGCCGGAAGACCTTACAGTATCGCAGTGGGCGGACAAGAACCGCCGGCTTACCTCCGAATCATCGGCGGAAGTCGGCAAGTGGCGGACTTCGCGAACTCCGTATATGTTTGATATACTGGACAGTTTTACTGACCCGCTTATCGAGCATATCGTAGTTGTCGCCGCGTCGCAGGTCGGCAAGTCTGAAACCATTAACAACATGGTCGGATACTGCATAGACCAGGATCCCGGACCGATACTGCTGATACAGCCCACGATTGATGATGTTAAGCGGTATTCGGAAATGAGAATCGCGCCGATGATTCGTGAAACGCGCTGCCTTAAGCGCAAGGTCGCCGACCCCAAGTCACGCGACGCAGCGAACACCAAGCGGCAGAAGTCGTTCCCCGGCGGTGTGCTCGTCATGACCGGTTCGAACGTGGCGCACGATCTTTCTTCAATGCCTATTCGTTACGTTTTCGGTGACGAGCGCGACAGGTGGGCGACGAGTGCAGGCTCTGAGGGCGACCCGTGGGAGCTGGCGGTTGCAAGAACGAGAACGTTCTACAACAAGAAGATGGTCGAGGTTTCAACGCCGACTGTAAAAGGGGCGTCAGCTATCGAAAACTCTTACAACTTAGGCACGATGGAGCGGTGGAAAACTCAATGTCCCCATTGCGGCGAGTATGTCGAGCTCACATTTGATAATATCAGATTTGAGTACGATGCCGCCGAAAATGGCGACAAGAAGATATTCCACATTTCAGAGATTTTCTATGTGTGCCCGGAATGCGGCGGCATATCCGACGAACACACGATGAAGAGTCAGCCGGCGAAATGGGTCGCCACGGTTCCCGAAGCCAGAAAGCATCACAAAACGCGCTCGTTCTGGCTGACTGCATGGGTTTCACCGTGGGCAACCTGGGAGTCGATAATATTACAGTTCCTGCAGGCGGGGACAGACTCCGCAAAGCTGCAGGTCGTGTATAATACGCAGTTCGGCGAGCTCTGGGAAGAGCGCGGCGACATGGCATCAGAAGATGATGTTATGGCGCGGCGTGAAGTCTATGAGGCAGAAGTGCCGGACGGCGTACTGTTGCTCACCTGCGGTGTGGATACACAGGACGACCGACTAGAATATGAGGTCGTGGGACACCGGCGATACGGTGAAACATGGGGCATAAAGAAAGGCGTTATCCTTGGACGCCCTGACACAGAGGAAGTCTGGCAGCGGCTTGACGAGGTATTATCTCATAAATACAAGTTTAAAAGCGGGGTTTCGTTGCAAATCTCGCTTACTTTTATCGACGAGGGCGGACACTTTACACAGGAAGTCCGCCAGCACTGTCTTGCCCGTCAATATGACCATGTGTTTGCGATAAAGGGCGCGAACCGTCCGGATATACCGTACACCGCGCCGCCTAAGAAACAAAAAATCGTGGTCAATGGCAAGGTTATCGGGCAGGTGTGGGTGTATGAGATAGGCGTTAACGCCGGCAAGCAGAAGATCGTGGACAACCTCCGCGTTCAGTCGCCCGGCGCTAACTACTGTCACTTTCCCTTGCGCGACGATTACGGCAAGCAATTCTTTAAACAGCTGATGTCGGAACACCTTGCGTATGTTCCGAAACTGAAACACCCCTGGCAATGGCAGAAGATCCCCGGACATGAGCGCAACGAGGCTTTTGATATCCGGAACTACAATCTTGCGGCGTGCGAGATACTTTCGCCTGACTGGGACGCGATAGAGCAGAAGCTCCGAACGGCTAAGCCGGGCGAAGAAAATGCGTCAATTCCCATGAAAGAGAAGAAAGCAAAGCTGCGTAAGCGCAAGAAAAGTGAGTTTTACGATGATTGGTGATAACGATGATTAATAAAAATACAGCTCGTAAAATGTATGAACATTATACAAAACGTATAGACGAACTTATCAAGGCGCAGGAGTCGCTTACATCTGGCGGCGTCAAGTCGTACAAGATCGGCGACATGGAGATCACCAAGTTCGACATGACAAAGCTTGACGAGCTGCTGGAAGAGGCTGTTGACCGGCAGGCATACTATGACGCCATTCTGCACGGAAAGGCAACGCGCAAGACCGTGGGCATAATCCCCACGGACAGATGATACATTTTGCAATCAATTTCAAAAATCAGCAGAAAAGAGGGCGCGAATTTGATCGCGCCTTGATTTCTGCCGGTTTGGGGCTTTAACGGCAGAGTTCATAATTTCTCCGAGGGCTGTGTGCGCGGCAGTAGCGGCGCATGCGGCTCTTCACCGAAGAAAAAGCGCCTGCTTGCGGGCAGGCGCTTTGAATGTGGAAACGGCTTACTCAGCGTTGTCAGGTGGCGGTGTCAGCAGGTCGTTAAGGGTGATGCCAAGCGCGTCGGTGATTTTCAGAGCGTTGGAAACAAGGCAGTCGCCGCGTTTTTCCAAGCCCTCAATAGTCCTTATCGGTATTCCGGTAATTTCGGACATTTTGGGCACGCTGATTTTTGCCCGCTTTCGATATTCCTTGATATATAAAAACATGTTGAAAACCTCACTTTATGAATAGATTTACAGCGCCGATTATTCCGAATACCAGAACGGCGCAAAGTGCAAGCGTGATAATAAGCTGACCGCCGAGCTTAACTATATTTTTCATATCCTCTTGACCTCCTTTCCGAAACGTGGTATAATATTGATAACCCCCGAAGGGGGCTGCGGATAACCGCCCGCAGCTGCGGTTGCTATCAGAAGATTTCTGCAATCTGTTTGATAGCCAAGACCAACAAGGTAACCGTTCCGGCAAGTTCAATTACCTTGAGAAGGAGCTTGTTAAGCTGTTCCAGCAGCTTAATGAGCTCTTTTATTTTATCAATCATTGCTTTCACCTCCCTTCTGACAATATTATTATACCACATTTTAAAGTGGTTGTCAATAGCTTTTTTGAAAAAATCTCAAAAAAATCTAAAAAATACAAATATTAGCACCTTGAAAGAGGTGCTTTTTTTATGGGCAAAAACGGCGCATGAGCCGCGATTGCTGACAAGTGAAATCTACAATTTAATACAATCAAGGCACGCCCGGTCAAACGGCGTGCCTTTGTTATTCCACGAAAAAGGGGGGACGTTTTTGAGCGGCTCAAATGTATATGCAAGCGGGTACGGCGACGCTGGCGCATCGCTAACTAAAAGGTCATTAAGGGCTTTCAATGCGCGTTCGGGCGCGCCGATTGAGGATATAGACTTTCACAATGCTACCATGCGCCAGCGTGGGCGCATGCTATATATGGCTTCTCCGATAGCCGCCGCCGCTGTGAACACTAATCGCACGAAGATAGTCGGTCCGGGACTCAGAATGAAGTGCAGTCTTGACGCGGAACTGCTTGGACTTTCGCCGGAAAGTGCAAGGCAGTGGTGCAAGCGTACCGAGGCAGAGTTCCGGGCATGGTGTTTGAACAAGTCGTCATGTGACGCGCTGGGCATAAATAATTTCTACGAAATGCAGCAGTTAGCCGTGAAATCCTGGCTGATGAGCGGCGATGTGTTTGCCCTGCTGAAAAGGCGGGAGCCTACCCGGCTTAATCCGTTTTCCCTTTGTGTTCAGATGATAGAAGCTGACAGAATAAGCACGCCGTTATGTTCCGTTTCAAACGGTATTTTTTCAGTCACAGAGGGAAAACATGGCGACAATGAAGTGCATGACGGCGTAGAAGTGGACGCCGGCGGAAGAGTGGTAGCTTACCATGTCTGCAACGGTTACCCGTATTCGTCTATGCTTAAGGACATCAATTGGGTCAGAGTCGAGGCGGTCAGCAAAAAGACCGGACTGCCTAACATACTTCAGATAATGGATTCAGAGCGCCCCGACCAGTATCGGGGCGTTTCGTATCTCGCTCCGGTCATTGAAATGCTCCTGCAGAATCGCAGATATACGGAAAGCGAACTTACGGCGGCGATCATTCAGACGTATTTTACGGGCTGGCTAGAAACGGAAACAGACTCTACAAATATGCCGATGTTCGACCATTCCGATGATGACGACGCCAACGAGGATGAGCCGGAGATGTCGCCCGGAAATATTGTAAAACTGAAAAAGGGCGAAAAAATCGTATTCGGCAATCCTAATATACCGACTGCCGGTTATGAAACTTTCACCAAGTCGATCGCGCGGCAGATAGGCGCGGCGCTTGAGATGCCACATGAGGTATTGCTTAAGGAGTTCACCGCGTCCTATTCTGCTTCCAAGGGCGCGCTAGAAGAAGCGTGGGAAGTCATTAAAATGCGCCGTTCTTGGTTCGTCAATGACTTCTGCCAGCCTGTTTATGAGGTCTGGCTTGCTGAGGCTGTTGCACGCGGCAGGATAAAGGCGCCGGGTTTCTTCGATGATCCTCTTATCAGAGCGGCTTGGTGCAGTGCGCGGTGGGACGGTCCGGCGCTCACACAGCTTGACCCCAAGAAGGAAGCCGAGTCAAACGCAATGCTGGTTCAGCACGGCTGGAAGACGAACGAGCAAATCACAAGAGAGTACTACGGCGAAAACTGGGAGGACAATATGTCTGCTCTTGCGGTGGAGAACGAGCTTATAAAGAACATTATACCCGCCCAGACGAATAACATCGCTGACGATGATGAAGATGGAGATGAAGAAAATGCCGATGAAGAATAAAGGCGCTGCGTATTTCGCGGAGCGTGAGGGCTATTCGGTCAGGGCTGATGCTGATATGGAAACCGCCGAGCTTGTGCTTTACGGTTTGGTAGTAAAAAGCAGACCGTTTGACTATGACACCAATAAGCCCACGGAAGAAAATTACATCGTTGAAAGCGAGATTTTAGATGACTTAAAGGCAATATCCAAGAGCCGAAAGTTAGATATAAAGCTCAATTCCTGCGGCGGTTCATGTACAACTGCGATAGTCATATACAACAAGCTGCGTGAAATGGCTACGAACGGCACACAGATCACCTGCACCGTTGACGGTGTGGCAATGTCCGCAGGCTCGCACATTATGTGCGCTGCTGATACAGTCAGAGCGTCTGAGGGGTCGCTGATAATGATACACAAGTCATTAGCCCCTGTATTTGGCTATTACAACGCGGATGAACTCAGAAAAGTTGCGCAGACCAATGATGCTTACGACAAGGTCATGCTGGCAGCATACAAGCGTAAGACCGGAAAAGAGGAAGCCGAACTGCTCAGTATGATGTCGGCTGAAACATTTATGACCGGAAAAGAAGCCAAGGAGCAGGGCTTTGTCGATGAACTTGTCGAAACGAGCGATGAAGTCAAGATAGCTGCATCGGCTGATAAGACGGCGCTGTATGTGAGCGGCAGATTTATGCCGCTTTACGGAGCAACATGCCCTGAAAATATACCAGTTGTAAATAACGCTCCGAATATTACAGCGGCACACCACATGGCATTACAGCCTGAATCAAATGAAGGCAATGCAAATAGATCAAACAACAATGAGGGAGGTAAAACTACTATGGCAGTAAATCTTGCTGAACTGCGCAAAGAAAATCCCGAACTCGCAGCACGCGTTGAAGAGGATTACAAGGCAGAACACGCAGACGAAAACAAGACGGCAATGGAAGCCGCTGTGCAGAAAGCGCTTGCAGACGAGCGCACACGCTTAGAGAAGATAGAGGCTATCGCCGGACAGGTTAGCCCGGAACTTCTCGCTGACGCTAAGTATAAGAACCCCTGCACAGCCGAGGAACTTGCTTACAAGGCTATGTCGGAGAATGCAAGGAAAGGCAAGTCGTTCCTTGATGACATGAAGGCAGATTACAGCGGTTCCGGTGCGGAAGATGTTCACGCGGTTGCTCCGCAGGCTGACGGCGGCGCGGAGCAGACCAAAGCCCAGGAAGAGGCTGAGGTTTTAGCAGCTATTGACGATGCACTGAAGGAGGACGAGTAATGACTACGGAACTTCTCAAAAAGCTTGGCACAGTATCCGCCGACAATCTTGTCGCCGGCACGGATCCGGCATTAAGAGTCGGCACCGGAAAGCTCCGCAAGAACACGGGAGAGCTTAAGCGCGGCACCGTGCTTGCAAAGTCTTCAAAGGACGGCACACTGGTGATCCTGGGAACGACAGCTTCATCTTCGGACAGCGAGGTGCTTGAGCCTTACGGTATTCTGACCGATGATATTACTGTCCCGGCTGACGAAGATGTAAACATGACCATCTACATCGGCGGCAAGTTCAACACCAACAAGATCATCATGAAGGACAGCTATCAGATGACGGAGGCAGACAAGGATACCCTGCGTAAGTATGGTATTGAGTTTACCGCCGCCGATTCTAACTAACGAGGAGGACAAAATGGCAGTAAATATTGATATAACCAAGTCTTACGTGCTGCAGAGCATTCACGAAAAGGCTAAGCCTGAAACAACGTTCTTCAGCGACCGTTACTTTACCACAGGCAGAAATGATATTCATGCCGAGGACAAGATCCTTGTGGAGTACAAAAAGAGCGGTGAGCGTAAGCTGGCACATTTCGTGCCGGAACGCGGCGGCGCTATTCCTATTGAGCGCGATGGCTACACTGCGGCTGAATTCGGACCCGCATATATAGCTGAAAGACTTCCGCTGACTGCTGATGAACTGGCTGCCCGTGGTTTCGGCGAACCCCTTATCGCAGGCTCCACCCCTGCACAGCGGGCTATACGTCTGCTTGCAGAGGATCTTGAGACCCTTGAAAATAGAACTCGCCGCCGTATCGAGTGGATGTGCGCGCAGCTGATGCAGAATAATTCAATCACCATGCAGGAGTACATCGACATCAATACCAAAGGCGAAGTAAAGCATATTCAGTTCTATGATTCTGTATCGGAGCATACATACACCCCGCAGAACAAGTGGAACAGTTCTAACGCCAACATCATCGGAGATGTTCACGCAATGTGTGAGATGCTTTCCGACCGTGGTATGGTGGCAACTGACCTGCTCATCGGCACTGATGTTGCCGATGTGTTCTACAAGAACGAGGAACTTTACACAATGCTGAACAAGAATATTGCAATCAATTTCGGCAGTGTGGACGAGCGCAACATACTTCCCGGCGTTAATGAGCTTGGCTCGTTCAATTTCCGTGGTCACTCGCTGCGCGTTTTCGTAGTAGGACACAAATACGAAAATGATAACGGCGTAACACAGAGCTACTTCCCCAGTGACGCGGCAATGGTTACATTCCCGAACTGCGGCCGTGTGGCTTACAGTGCGGTCACACTCATGCCTTATGGCAGTCCGGACTTCGCGACTATTGCTAAGTCCAGAGTAACCAAGCTGTTCGTGGACAACCCCAACAATACCAGAGCGGTAGAGCTTTATTCAAGACCCATCGCAATGCCCAGGTACTACACGCCGTTCATCTTCGCATCGTCCGTCGTAAGCTGATAGGAGGTTTCTATGCGTATCAGAATTCTTAACACAACTTTCGGCCTGGTGGTTGACGGCATTGTAAAGCCCAAGTCCCCCAAGGACCCGCCGTTTGATGTTGACGAGAAACTGGGCTTAAGGCTTGTCCGCGAGGGTATCGCGGAGGCAGTGAACGGTACCAATCGCGGCGAGGTTCAGCCTGAAAGTAATGACAATGATAATGATGAAAGCGCCGGCGATGACTTTGGCATACCGCAGTACGGTCCGGACACCTCGAAAGCTGATTTGCAATCGATTGCAAACGAGTACGGTGTCGAGGTGTCTGCAACTGCGACCAAGCAGGAGCTCATCAAGGCGCTTGACGACTTTTTCGCCGACGCGCTGTCCGATGATTCGGAGGGCGAATAATGGGCTTTAAGGACATGGTCAAGTCCGATATCGCAAATGTGCTGATGAATACCGAGGAGTTCGCGGAAAGTCACACGGTGAAATACGATGGAGAGGTATATGAAGATATACCGATCATTCTCCAGCGGGTCAAGCAGTCTGACAGACCTATCATTCAGAGCGACCATGCCGAGGGGATATATCTTGTGACCGCCGTTGCCTATATCAACGAGAAGGATCTTGACGGGGTTATCCCTGAACAGGGACACCATTTTGAGATAGACGACGGCGAGGCGCTGGGTAAGCCGTTTTTCCGCAAGTATTCGGTAGTCACGTCAAAATGCGAGATGGGACTTATCACGCTGGAATTGAGGTACTACGATGAGTGACAGCTATTCGGGCGGCAATTATTCCGGAATCGTCAACATTTCGCTTGCTGACGATTCCGGCAGCTCCAAGGCGCTCGACCGGGCAACTAAGCTCTTAGCCGGGATACCGGGCGGCATTGAGAAAGCGGCCAGTTCTTCCCTGACCCGCGCCGCAACGAGCGGCACGGCGGCTGTAGCGCGTGAAGTCAATAAAGACTATTCGCTGAATACGTCCGACTTCAAAAAGTATACCAAGTCCTCGCAGCATATTCAGAAGTCCGGCGATGAAATAAGCGTCGGACTTAGTTTTCGCGGATTTCATGTTCCGCTTATCCGGTTCAACGCAAAAATCACCAGTTCCGGGCTGTACAGAGTGCAGGTCAAGCGGAACACCGCCGGCGAAACGCTGAAACACGTTTTCCGTGCAACGATGGACAGCGGACACATCGGGCTTTTTGAACGATACGGGTCAAGCCGACTGCCGATAAAGCAGAAGTTCGGTCCGTCCGTTCCGCAGATGCTGGGTGCGAATCCGACACTTGCAAATACAGTTGGCGACAATGTCCGCAAGGTATTTGAGGAGCGCATGGAACACGAAACAACAGCGCTGCTTAACGGTTGGAGATAACCATGACAAGAGTAAAACTCATTCAGAAACTGAAAAATTTCTGCGAGGACGCGATAAAGAATATTTCTCTTCCGGAAGCAGTCCAGAAAGGCGATACAAAGGAGAAAAGCCGCGTTCCGGCGGTGTATCTCATGCGCCTGCCTGACAGCAATTCGGCAAAGAAACTCGCACCGTATATCATCGTTCAGTTTATCGACAGCAAGCACCAGCGGAGCGAGAACGGCTATCCTAATCCCGAATACACGGCGGCGGTGCGCTTTATCTTCTGCGTGTACTCGCAGGACGAGCAGGACGGTGCTGTAATGCTCCTCAACCTCATGGACAGGGTGCAGGAGCGGCTGCTTGAACAGGTGCAGATAGGGAAAGAATTCGTGCTTGACGAGCATGAGGGGGTTGAGTCGGTCGTCTATCCCGATGATACCGCGCCCTATTACGCAGGCGAAATGATAGGCACATTCCACATCAGATCAATACAGAGGGAGGTTGATTTCTTTGGCAAGGAAAACCGACGTTTCGGAGGAAATGTCTGAGGTAAAGACCGTCGGCGACAAAGTTACGTCCGAACAGCCGGAACAGGCGGAGCAGGGCGGGCAGAACGCGGCGGCAGAGTCAAGGGTCTGGGTCTATTTAGGTCCCTCAATACGCGGAGTTGTCACAAACGGCAGAATTTATTTCGGCTCAAAGGCTGAAATCATTGAATCGTTCGGCGAAAAGCTCAAGGATTACCCGCAGATCGAGCGGCTTATTGTCGCAGACCACAACGTTGCAAAGGCAAAAAGCGACCTGAAGGAAAAGCGCGGTATATACATCCCGTACGACGCGCTTATCAGGAAAATCACAGGCAAGGAGGAGTAAACCATGGCTTTAAGACATGGCATAAACACATATAAGGACGATACCGGCGTTGTTGCGGTGCAGACCGCAGCGGTCGGTATTCCTTATTTCATAGGCGCATGGCCCTGCCATCGCGGTAAGGGCTACACCGGCAAGCCCCAGCTTTCGTCCGGATTCAGCGAGGCGGAGGAACTCGGCGGCTACAGCGCCGAGTGGAGGAACGCGGACGGTTCGCCCAAGTGGAATCTCTGTCAGGCAATGTACGGATACCATAAACTCATGGGCATGTCGCCGGCGATATTCTACAACATCTTCGATCCGGCAAAGCACAAGAAGGCGGTCGCAGCCGAGGAATTCACGGTTGCCGACCACATCGTGGAGCTTACCGCTGACGCTATCATAAACGACGATCTTAAGGTAACGGCAGGAAGTGCGTCAACAGTACTGACAAAGGGTACTGACTACGAGGCATATTACAGCGGCAATGCGCTGTGTATCGAGCTACTGGCAGATTCTTCGAGCTACAGAGCCGATAAGCTCAAGATAGGCTATGATGTCGCAGACCTTTCCACCATCACGGCTGTGGACGTTGAAATGGCTGTGGAAACAGTTGAAATGTGCCGCAGCGTTGTCGGCATTGTTCCCGATCTTATATGCGCCCCCGGCTGGTCAACGGATCCGACAGTGGCGGCGGTGATGGCGGCGAAAGCGCCGAGTATCAACGGTCTGTTCCGCGCCAAGGCGGTCGTGGACATCAACACCAAGACAGTCAATGACTATTCCAAGGTGCTTAAGTACAAGACCGACAACGGTTATGTATCCGAGGACATGATCGTATGCTGGCCGATGGTCAAGAGCGGCGATTACCTTTTCAATATTTCCGTTATCGTGTGCGGACTTATCGCAAAGGTGGATTCCGACAATGCCGATTGCCCGTATGAGTCTCCGTCCAACAAGTCCGTATCCATCACCGGCGCGGTTTGCGCGGATGGCACTGAGGTAACGCTTTCACTTCCGCAGGCTGACGTTATCAGCGTATCTGCCGGGGTTGTCACCGTGCTTAACAACGGCGGCTGGACCCTGTGGGGCAACTATCTGGGCTGCTATCCCAAGACGAGCGATGTAGCTAAGATGTTCATCTGCACCAACAGAGTGCAGGACTGGATATGCAACACGTTCATCAATACATTCTGGCAGTACATCGACAAGCCTCTGACCCCCGCGCTGCGTGACGCTATCATCAATGCGTTCAACGCATGGCTGAACGGTCTGACGGCGGAGGGTAAGCTCTACGGCGGCGAGATCGCATATTCTTCGGAACTGAATCCTGTCACCAACCTTATGAACGGTATGTTCCGGCTTGACTGTCAGGCGGCATCACCGATACCGGCACAGCAGATAGATATGCACGTTCAGTACAGCGTGGATATGCTTGAAGCCGCGCTCGGTTCTTAAGAAAGGAGGACTGCGAAATGCCTAATGGAGTTGACGAAGGAGTAGTCTCCTATGCCATCTATGAGGACGAAAAGATGTTTTACGGAGTTGCGGAGGTAGACCTTCCGGACTTTGAAAATATGGTATTCAATGTGAGCGGAGCGGGGGTGCTCGGTGAGATTGAGATACCTGTTATGGCTCAGCTCAAAGCTATGACCACAACGTTTAAGTTCAATCACGCAAACGAGGCGGCGTATGCTCTTGCCGAGGAACGTGTCCATACGCTTTCCCTGTGGCGTGCCGACCAGCACTACAATTACAGCGGCGGCGAACTGGAAACCAAGCAGAAGAAGATAATCATGCGCGTTGTTCCGAAAAAGCTGACCGGTGGTACGGTCAAGAACGCATCGCCTATCGCAGTGAACGGCGAATATGCGGTACACTACTATGCGGAAATAGACGCGAACGGCAAGAAACTCTGCGAGTTTGACCCGCTGAATTTCCGCTATATCGACCACACAGGCAAGGACAGAGCGGCGGAGATCCGCAAGTGTCTGGGTATGTCCTGATAATTACTATCGCTGTTCCCTGCATTTCGCAGGGAGCGGCGTTTTATTCGAGGAGGAATTTTGAATTATGGCAAAGACAAACGTTGACCTTGAAAAGACCGAGAACATGGACGAGCTTGTAGAAAAGGAGCTTGCTACCATGGAAAACACCAGCGTTGAGAATGTACTTCACCTGACCAAGACCGTTATGTATAACGGTGAGGAGGTAACCGAGCTTGCATTTGACTTTGACAAGCTCACCGGCGCGGACGCTCTGAACATTGAGGAAGAGCTTGTATCTCGCGGGAAAACCATGTACTATGGCGCTATCAACGATGCGAATTATCTTATCCGTATGGCCGCAAAGGCTTGTACAAAGCCTGTCGGCGTGGATTTTTTCTATAAAATATCCATCATCGATTTCGAGAGGATAAAGAACAGAGCGCGTTTTTTCTTGTCCGGTGTTGCACAGTCGAGACGCTAAGGCGCAATATCCTTATTTTGGCGCAAAACGGATATGCACCTATCCCATTTTGGCTGGGGCAGCCACTTAAAGAAATACAGCGGTGGATTATTACGCACAATAAAATCCTGAAAGAGTCGGAAAAGAAGTAAGGAAGGGTGAGGGTTGAATGGCAAGCAAGCAGTATGAAATGTTGTTCAAACTCGGCGCACGGCTGGGTGAGAACTTCAAAGGAACGTTCAACTCCGCCCAGAAAATACTTGTTCAAACTCAGAAGGAGATACAGACGCTGAATAAGCAGCAGAGCGATATCAGCGCCTATCAGAAACAACAAGCGGTTATTGAACGAACCACCAAGCAGCTTGGTACATACGAAAAGCAGCTCGAAATTACTCAAAGCGGACTTGCAAAACTGAAAAACAGCACCGAGGACACTACGGTACAGGAGGCGCAGCTTGCGGCGCGTGAAGTCGAGCTGAAAAACCGCATTGAGAAAACCGAACAGGCTATTGCGGACAAAAATCAGCGCTTACAGCAGATGGGTCAGAAGCTCTCTGACGCAGGCATTGATATCAACCAGCTCACAAGTGAAAGCACCCGCTTGAAAACCCAGGTCGAGGAACTGACCAAGCAGGAAGAAAAAGCTGCTGAGGAAGCCGCCAGATATGGTGACGCCGGCGCAACGGCGTTTGAAACCGTTGGGGCGGCGATGGTAGCGGCAGGAATCGGTACTGCACTGAAGAAGATAGCGGACGCATATCATGAATGTGTTGATGTGTCGAAGGAGTTCGGCGGTACAATGAGTACTGTTGAGGCTCTTTCAGGCGCGAACGCTGTTCAGATGCAGGAATTGTCAGCGAAAGCCAAACAGCTTGGTGCTGATACCGCTTTTACAGCGAATCAAGCGGCAGAGGCTATGACCTACATGGGTATGGCAGGCTGGGACGCGAATGAGATGCTTTCCGGTATGAACGGCATGATAAACCTTTCCGCTGCTTCCGGTGAAGATCTTGCGCTTGTTTCTGATATCGTCACTGATAACCTGACCGCGTTTGGGCTTACTGCAAAGGATACCGCGCACTTCGCCGATGTGCTTGCAGCGGCCGCCACGAACTCCAACACCAACGTAGCCACCATGGGCGAAACCTTTTCGGGCGCGGGTGCGATAGCTGGGGCGCTCGGATACAGCATTGAAGATGTTGCGGTCGGTGTTGGCCTTATGGCTAATGCGGGCGTTAAGGGTTCTGTTGCAGGTACCGCGCTGAAGAACACATTTAACGGCTTGCTCAACGGTGCGACCCTCACAGCTGATGCATTCGGAGAAATCGAATACTCTGCGGTAAATGCTGACGGCACTATTGACGAGTTCTCCGATGCCATAATCGAACTTCGCGGCTACTTTGAGCAGATGACCGAGGCAGAGCGTGTCCAGAACGCTATGGCGATTGCCGGGCAGCGTGGATATAACGGTCTGCTTGCAATGATCAACGCCTCGGATGAGGACTTCCAGTCCCTTACTGAGAAGATAAACAACTGTTCCGGCGCTGCACAGAAGATGGCTGACATCAAGCTTGACAACCTGCAGGGCGATGTTACACTGCTTGATTCTGCTACCGATGGCCTAAAGATGACTGTCGGCAGTCTGTATGAAGATGAGCTCCGCAGGCTTACTCAGACAGGCACACAGATCATGACCGGCATCAACGAATTCTGCGAGGAAAATCCCGCTGTAGTAAAGGGTATCATGGCGGTCGGTGCGGAGATCGGCGTTGTTGTTGCAGGATACACGGCATTCACGGCGGTGAAAAAGATTTCTAACGCTCTTTCGGCGGCTGGAATCGGCATAAAGGCAAGCGAGAACGGCTTGCTCATGCTGTTGAATATCAACCTTTCAAAGAATGTGGCGGCACAGTTTGCCGCCGCCGGCGCACAAATGAAGCTGAATGCGGCAATGCTCGCTAATCCGGCGGGTATTATTGCGGTTTCGGTCGTTGCACTTACGGCGGGAATCATCGGTTACTCTGAGGCAACGAAAGCGGCAAGGCTTGAAACGCTGACACTGACAACAGCTTCGCAGGAACAGCAGGACAGAGTCGAACAGCTTAACAGCGACTATCAGACCGCCTGCGATACATACGGCGAAACCTCAGACCAGGCACGCGCTCTGAAATATGACCTTGACGAGGCAACTGCCGCTATTGAGCAGCAGTCATTTTCCGTCTCGGAACTGTATTCGGAGATAGATTCTCTGCATGACTCCACATCTGACCTGCTTTCCTCGTACCATGAGGGAACCAATTCAATTGCTGATCAGCAGGAGCAGGCACAAATACTGGCGGCAAAGCTGAAAGATATAGCTTCTTCATCAGAAACGGCGGCACATAAAGAAGCGCTTATGCAGCCGATTCTTGAAAAACTAAACGAGCTGTATCCCTCGCTCGACATTAATGTTGAGAACGTGACTAGCAAGCTTGATGGTCTTTCCGCTGCTATTGACAGGGCTGCTGGTTCGGATAGCATACAGGCAAAGTACAAAGCGGCACAAGATAATATTGCAGAACTGACTATCAAGCAGCAGCAACTGCAGGAGCAGGCTGAAAAAGCCGAGATTGCTTATAATCAGGCTTATTTCAGAGAAAAGAGTTTCGTTGAGAATACTCTTGATTACTCGTTTCTCGGAAACATCTTCGGAAAGAGTGACTATACACAGGATCTTAACAAGGCATCAGAAGAACGAAGCAAGGTTCTTTCTGATTTGGCAGAGGTCAACGCGGCTATTGCTGAGTGCGAAAGCGTCGGCATAGAATACAGCGATGTAATTTCCGGTGCTTCTGAGCAGATGGTTTCCGCATATGACGCGGTATCCATAGCGGTAAACGACGTCACCGACCAGACAACCGAGCTTTTGCAGGCTTACAACGACGCATATCAGGCGGCTTACGACAGCGTTAACGGTCAATACAACCTTTGGACGAATGCTGAGGAAACTCTACCGACAAGCATTCAGACTATCAATGACGCGCTTTCTTCGCAGACAGAATACTGGGACAATTACAACTATAACCTTGAATCGCTATCCAAGAGGACTGGCGACATTGAGGGCTTGGGAGATGTGATTGCCTCGTTCGCGGACGGTTCTTCTGATTCGGTGAACGTCATCGCCGGCATGGCTGACGCGACCGATGAAGAACTGAAAACCATGGTCACGAACTTTGAGGAGCAGAAAAAGGCGCAGGAAGAGGTTTCGAAATCGCTTGCCGACTACAAGGTCGATATTGACGATACAATGGACGGTATCGTTGACGACATGGAAAAAGCCGTTGAGGATATGAAACTGAGCGACCAGGCAGAAGAAGCGGCAAAAGCTACGATACAGGCTTATGCTGACGCTATCCTTGCCGGTAAAGGTTCAGTCACGACGGCGGCGGACATTGTTGCGGCGACCGCTGTATCGTCCCTGTCGTTTGCGGAGGGCTATGACTACAGCGCGGATATAGGCTACACCAAGATTGCGGCGCAGAATGCCTATGCAAGCGGTACCGATTATGCTGAAAAGGGTATTGCCCTTGTCGGCGAGGAAGGTCCGGAGCTTGTGGCTATGCGCGGCGGTGAAAGAGTTGTTGACGCGGATAACACCAGGGCGCTGCTTTCCGGCGGTTCGGGCGCACAGATCACCATAGCGCCCCAGTTTGTTGTGAACGGAGAAGTTAGCGATATGACCGAGGAAAAGCTGCAGGAGATGTCCGAGCGGCTTATTGACATGGTAAAGGACGCGCTGAATGAAGCGGGAATAGACAGGCAAAGGAGTGTGTACGCTTGAGCACATATACGACGCAGCAGGGCGATATGTGGGACAGCATATCCCACCAGGTGTACGGAGATGTGAAATTCACGGACGTACTTATTAATGCCAATCCTGAATACCGATACATCTACATCTTTTCGGAGGGCGTTGTCCTCGGTGTCCCGGATGTTGAGGACAGAATAACGGCGGACGACCTGCCGCCGTGGAAGAAGGCGAGCGGATGAGCGACAAGCACCTTGCGCGCCGTGCCGAAACACAGGTAGTTCTTAACGGCGTGGACATATCCGTGTATGTGAATAAGGACTGGCTTTCTTTCACATACACGGACAACGAAGAGGACGAGGCAGACGATCTCCAAATCAAGGTCTGCGACCGTGACGGCAAATGGCTTCGGAAATGGCTGAACAGCATAATTGATGGCGGTGCGCTGGGCGGTTCGGTGATATCCACCGCGCCGGAGGGCAGCACAAAGACATCAACGTCTTCAGGTTCGAGTTCCTCGGCCAGCGGGGGTACCGATAAACCGAGATACAGAGTGACCGCCTCAACGGGCGTAAATATTCGCAAGGGAGCAGGCGAGAAATACAAGGTGATCGGCAAGCTCCCTTACGGCACTATCGTTGAGGTTAATGGATTTTATTCGAGCTGGGCGAAAATCACCTATTCCGGAAAGACTGGATACATAAAGGGTACCAATCTTAAATCCGTCGGAGGGGGCGGTTCTTCGTCCTATTCGGGCCCTTCAAGCTCCACAAAGAGCTCAAGCACAACAAAGTCTGGCAGCACGGCTAACACGCAGGTTCAGACTGGCAAGGGCCTTAAGATATCAGCTGTTATTGTACTCCGAAACGGGAACAACGACGGCAAGGACGCAGTACTTGACTGCGGTCAGTTCGAGCTTGACAGCATAGACGCACAGGGTCCGCCGGCAACCGTCACCATCAAGGCAACATCGCTGTCGTTTAGCAACACCGTGCGGCAGACTCTGAAATCCAAGTCGTGGGAGAATATCACTCTTTCTGAGATAGCAAGTCAGATAGCACGGCAGAACGGAATGGGAGTGCTTTTTGAAAGCGGATTCAATCCAAGGTATTCCCGCGTGGAGCAGTATCAGACCTCTGATATTGCCTTTCTGCAGAAGCTGTGCCACAATGCCGGCTGCTCCCTGAAAGCCACCAACAATATCCTTGTGGTGTTCGACCAGGCGGCTTACGAGGGGAAAAAGGCGGTCAGAAAGATAAAATTCGGCGAGGAGGGCGGCTACACCAAGTACAAGCTGTCCACTGGCACGAACAACTGTTACACCTCATGCCGGGTGTACTGCACCACTACGAGCGGCGCGGTCATTTCGGCGACAGAGTATGCCCAAAATTACAACGAGAACAGCGACAATCAGCAATGCTTACAGGTGTGTCAGCGCGTATCAAGCAAGGCAGAGGCGCAGGAACTCGCACACAAGCTGCTCCGTCTGCACAACAAATTTGAGATCACCGGAACGTTTACGTTCCCCGGAGATCCCAGGCTTGCCGCAGGAAACACGGTGGAACTTTGTGATTTCGGGTTTGGCGATGGTAAGTACATCGTCAAGTCCGCAAAACACAGCATATCTTCTAGCGGCTATACTACGCAGGTCACCCTGAGAAAGTGCCTTTCGGAAAGCGAGAGCACGAGCGGCGGCAAGACGGACAGCAGTGATGAGATACAGGAGCTGGCTATGCAGGTAATCCGTGGCGAATGGGACGTATATCCCAAGCGCAAGGAACTGCTTGAAGCCGCTGGACACAGCTATGAGCAGGTGCAGGCGCGGGTAAATCAGATACTTTACGGAGGTTGACAATGTTTAGAATCGGAACAGTCACCGTTGTGGACGTTAAAAAAAGAATGGCAAGGGTCAGGTTTCCTGATGTGGACATCGTTTCGGACTGGCTGCCTGTCCTTGATCATTCTTCGTTCGTTACGTTGGCGCTGAAATCGGACGGAAAATCGTGGACTGTCAGCGAGAAACACGCGTCAGCCGACAGGGAGCTGAACAGCGGCGCGGAATACACCAAGAGCCACCCTGATGAGATCAGCGGGAAGTCGCCGGATATCGAATGTGCAGGCGGGTGCGTACACGCGCATGAGATCACGGTGAAGATATACGGCTGGCTGCCGTTCATCGGTCAGACTGTGGTGTGTGAATACAACGATGAATTCAACGGCGACGGCATTATCATGGGAGGGTTGACATGAAAGTCGGCAGTCTTGGGAAAGTTGTTTTCACAGTTTCAACAAACAAAGTTGAAACTTTTTCGGGCTTGAAAATAAGCAGTTCCGCATCTTACGGAAGTCACAAGCGGCATGGCGGGAATGAGATCATTGAATTCACGGGAAACGACGCAGATACGGTTTCGTTCAACATGACGCTTTCGCAGATTCTCGGCGTTAAGGTCGCGGAGGAGCTGGATAAGCTGAAAAAGTACAAAAAGACCGGCAAAACGCTTAAATTCGTGATTGGCAAGAGGGTGATAGGCAACTATCGCTGGGTGATTACGAAACTTAACGTTACCGAGGAAATCTACGGCAAGAAGTCGGAGCTTATAACCGCCGGGGTGGCGATAACACTCAAAGAATACAACAAGTAAGGGGGCGATGAAATGTCATACAAGGTAAGCGCCGCCGACGGTTATTCGCTTTCCCTGCAGCAGGACAGCGAACTGCTTTCCGTACTGCAGAATATCGCGCTCCTGCTGAATACCAAGCGCGGAACGGTACCCATGCATAGGGAATTCGGCTTGCCTATGGAGTTCGTGGACAAGCCTATCGACGTTGCGGAAACGATAGCGTTTGTGGAGATATCGGATGCGCTTGAAGAATTTGAGCCGCGTGCCAAGCTGGACGATGTGTACTTTGAAAAATCAGCGGACGGCACAATGGCATTAACGGTGGAGGTGAGCATAGCAGATGAGCAGAGCGACTGATTATCAGTTTGTTTCGACAGACAGTGCGGAAGTCGTCGCAGACCTTACCGCCAAGTATGAGGAACTCACAGGACACACACTGCTGCCGTCAGACCCCGACAAACTCTTTGTGCAGTGGGTTGCCGGTATAATCGTACAGCAGCGCATAATCGTAAATTATGCGGCAAATCAGAACCTGCCGTCTCGGGCGGCGGGTGAAAATCTCGACGCGCTAGGAGAAATGATATACAACGTGATAAGACCGGAATCAAAGCCGGCGGAATGCGTTGTGCGGTTTACACTGTCAGCACCGCAGGAAACGGCGATACCGATACCCAAGGGTACAAGGGTCACCGACAGCAGCGGGGCGCTTATGTGGGCGACTGCCGAGGAAACAGCGGTCAATATCGGCGAGGTCACGGCTGATGTCCCGGTTATCTGTGAAACCGAGGGAACAGTCGGAAACGGGTATGCGCCCGGTCAGCTGAATACGCTTGTGGACGTCGATAATGTGATGTACTATTCTTCCTGCGCGAACATTGAAACGTCCCACAGCGGCGCTGAACGTGCGACCGATGAGGAATACTACGAACTAATGAGGGCGGGGCTTGAGGCTTTCAGCACAGCCGGCCCGAAAGGAGCGTATGAGTATCACGCAAAGGCGGTATCAACGGAAATAGCCGATGTCTGCGCGATAAATCCTGCGGACAAGCCGGGGTATGTCGATATTTTTGCAATAATGACAAGTGGTGAAATCGCCGACGATGGTACGAAAAACGCTATACTTGCCGCTTGCAGCGACGATAAAGTCAGACCGCTTACGGACGTTGTCGAGGTCCTTGACCCGCTTGTTGTGGAGTTCAGCGTAAATCTTACATACTATATCGACCGCAGTTCCCAGAAGTCGGCGGCTGAGATCGAGGCGGCAATAAGGAGCGCCGTTGACGAGTATGTGGACTGGCAGTGCGGCAAAATTGGACGGGACATAAATCCGTCACGGCTTATGTGGCTGCTTAAGGACTGCGGGGCAAAGCGCGTTGATATCAGGTCGCCCGTGTTCACATCGCTTCGTGACGGCTCTGACCGCCTTGTTCCGCAGTTCGCGCATACGAACCGCGCAAAATCCGTTATTACAAACGGAGGGTATGAAGATGAGTAAGACATTAGCAAAAAAGGACGCGCTCCTTGCCGCTTTTCCGTATTCGCTTACCCGTGACACTGATAAGGTAAAGCTTGCCGACGCAGTCGCAGGTGAGCTTATTAAGACTGTTGCACAATCCGAGTATGCGGCTATCTTTCCGAGGATTGACGAACTACCGGAAGAGGTGCTCGATATTCTTGCCGCTGATTTCAAGATACAGTGGTATGAAGTTGACGCGCCTGTCTGGAATAAAAGGCAGGCAGTCAAGGAATGTATGCTTGTTCACAAATACAAGGGGACAAAATATGCCGTGGAAACGGCACTGCGGAGCATTTATGATAATGCTAAAGTAGTAGAGTGGAATCAGTACAACGGTCCGCCTTTTCACTTCAAGGTGTATATCTATGATACTGGCAGCGATGAGGAAAAGCGAAAGCGTGTTTTGACAAATGTACAGTACTACAAGAATGTCCGTTCGGTTCTCGATGAAACAGTATTCATCATCGACATAAACGCTGAATCAGGTTTCAGTGTAAAGACGTTGCTTTGTGGTAAAATCAAGACTATACGCGGCGCTATACTCGACCCGCGTATAATGGGTATCACTGCATCGGCCGGACTTAATGCCGGAACGAAGTTAGGCGGCAAGGTTAAGATGATATATTCGGAGGTAGAGCAACATGGCAACTTGGAATGACAATGCAATTACAGATGTCGGTCTGGAGCTGCTTGAACATACGCTGACAGCAGGAAAAACGCTGACATTATCGCGAGCGGCGGTCGGCGGCGGGCATGTGGAGTCCGCTGAACTCAAGGATCAGACAGAACTTTCATCTGTTCTCGCAGATGTGACTGTTTTAATCGCAGAGCAGTTAAGGCTTGAGGGCAGCAGCGGAATACAGATAAAATTGCAGATTCGCAACGACGGGATAACTTCTGCCTGCACTTATAAGCAGGTCGGAATTTATGCAACGGACGGAGAAACTGAAGTCCTTTTCGCAATTTATCAGGACGCGAATGGCGAAGAAATACCCTCGGAGACGGATTATCCTGATTTCATGGAGATATTTACAGCTGTTATTGCGCTTTCGCAGACATACAACGTAAATGTAACTGTGAGCAGTCTGGCCTATGTGACTAAGGAAGAATTAAATTCTGGCCTTGGCGGGAAAGCTGATATCGAACACACTCATACTACTTCTGATATCACAGACTATAAAGAGCCTTGCAATCCCAATCTGCTGATAAATCCTGATTTCCTGGTAAATCAGCGCGGACAGAACGAGTATTCCAGCGGTTATACAGTGGACGGATGGTACATTGAGGGAAATAAATGCTCGGTAAGACCAAGTGTCGATGGCATACTTATTACATCAGCCATAAATGTAGATTCAAACTCTCATGCTTTTTGGCAGAAAATCGAAAATCCGCTTGCTCCCGGGAAATACACACTCTCTCTGAACGTCCTGGAAGTATCCGGTGTCTGGTCGGCGAGAATCCGCACTGTGAACGCTTCGGGGGATTACGTTGACAGCTACTATACTTCGGCGCTCCACGAGGGAGTGAACAAGGTATCGGTCGACCTTTCCGAGGGCGAGTACATTTCCGCAGTGTCCGTAGGAATTAACAAGGGCACCGAGGCCGGAAACTCCCTAAAACTCGCATGGGTCAAGCTAGAGGTTGGCGATGGCGCAACCCCGTTTGTGCCGCCTGACCCGGCTACGGAACTTGCGAAGTGCCAGAGGTATTTTACTATCTACAAGCACCAGAATGTAACGTCAAGCACTGATAAATGCACGATAGGCGTCGGATATGCGCTTACTAGCTCTATCATTTACGCATTGCTGCCAATTGCGGCAATGCGCAGCGGCGTTACTGCAACGATAAGCCACAGTGGGGTGTCGCTTATCAGCGGCGTAGATACCGTTGTAGATTATACCAGTGTTACGGCGTGGGAACAGACAGATAGCACAGTGCAATTTGTATTTGCCGTCAGCGGTCAAACACCGGGAACTGTTTACAGGCTGCGCCTTATGAACAGCAGCGCTTATCTGGCGGTATCTAAGGAATTATGAGGAGGAATGACATGGACGAATACAAAGTTTACGTCAGAACAGATTCTGGTGGGATAGTCACTGACATCAATTCCAGCGCGTTTGTTTCCGGCGATGGGTGGACAGAAATAGACTGCGGCGAGGGCGACAAGTTCCACCACGCGCAGGGGAATTACCTTGAGCGTGGACTTACCGACCCGGACGGAATCTACAATTACAAGCTTGCCGGCGGCGTTCCGGTGCTCCGTCCTGACACGGAGAAAGCACCCGAACGCGCCAGACTTGCGGCGGCGCTTGAAATCGCGGAACTCAAGCAGAAGCTTGCCGAAACCGACTATATTTCTGCCAAGATAGCGGAGGGGGCTGCGACCCGGGAGGAATACATGGACAAGCTTGCGGAGCGTGCAAGCTGGCGCGCTAAGATAAACGAACTGGAGGCAATGATATGAAAGACGGAATTTGCACCGCAATTGGCGTTGTAGGAAGCACTATTGCAAGTTTTTTCGGTGGCTTTGACGCCGCGCTGATCACGCTGCTGATATTCATGGGCGTTGATTATGCGACAGGTCTTATTGTCGCTGGAGTATTTCACAAGTCTGAAAAGACGGAGAACGGCGCATTGGAGAGCCGTGCAGGCTGGAAGGGACTTTGCAGAAAAGGAGTTTCTCTGCTTGTTGTTCTTGTTGCCTGTCGGCTTGATATGATCATGGGGTCTAATTTCATTCGGGACGCGACTGTCATTGCATTTATTGCAAATGAAGCTATCTCCATAATCGAAAATGCCGGACTGATGGGTGTACCTATTCCCTCAGTCATTACAAAGGCAATTGAGGTCTTGAAAAAGAAATCAGAACGTGAAGATAAAAAGGATGGTGAGGAATAATGGCTAAGTATGCAGGTGTCGACATCAGCTATTGTCAGCCAAATGTCGATTATGCAGCTCTCAAGTCCGGAAAAATCCTCGGATATCCCGTCAAGTTCGTTATGGTTCGAGCGGCATACGGTACTAGCATGGACAAGTACTTCCTGCAGCACGTTCGGGGCTGTCTGGCCGCCGGTTTATATGTTGGTGTGTACCTGTTCAGCACCGCCAAGAATGCGGCACAGGCTAAGGCAGAGGCAGAGTGGCTTATCAGCACGATAAAGGCAAACAAGCTGGATGGGAAGATCACCTATCCGATAGCTTACGACCTTGAGATGGAATCGCAGTATAAACTCGGCAAGGCTGTATGCACGGCGATGTGTAAGGCTTTTATGGACACAATAGCCGCATACAACTATCAGCCGATGCTGTACACGAACGTCAACTGGATATGCTGCCACCTCAATTTCGATGAGCTGAAGGATTATCCCCTGTGGCTTGCCGCGTACATATCCGAGGCAAAGGTCAAGAAGTACATCACCAAGTACGATATGTGGCAGCACTCGGTTGCTGGTCATAAATACTACGATGTGCAGGGTGTCGGAGCAGTTCCCGGAATCATCGGACAGTGTGACTGCAACTGGGGTTACACGGGGTTTGCCTCGAAAATCCGCAAAGAAGGCAAGAACAAGCTCCCTAATCAGAAATACCGCGTTACTGCCACAAAGGTAGTCACAAAATCTGAGCTGCCGTCCACTACTGGTCCGCTGAACGCGATGGGTTTCACAGTGAAAACTGAAGAGGTATAATATAAATAAGTGCGCCGCCCTTGAGGTAATTTCCTTGAGGGCGGCGTTTTTTTATTTTACGTCTTCTGATGTGAGCTTTCCGGTTTTCTTGTATCGCAAGCCTTCTGGTGAAGAATATACCTCTTCTCCAAATGCATACTTACCGTGGTAGAAGTCTGTGATATCCATGCCTAACGCCTCAATGACGCGGCATGCAATACTAAATGAGCAGGTCATGATATTACGTTCCCCGCTTTCGAACTTCTGATACTGCTGCAGAACAACTTTTGCTTTGTCAGCTACCTGTTGCTGGGTTAGTCCGAGGATTACACGCTTTTCTCTTAGAATACCGTGTGCGTCATCGGATAAGTGGCACATTTGAAATCCGCTTAAATCCATAAATCATACTCCTTTCAGATACATTCGATTGAGTGTAATTATATTATACACTCAATTGAGTGCAATGTCAAGTGTTTTATGCACAAGAAAATCCCCGGCTGTTCTCAGTCGGGGATCTCTCACACCTTTTGTTTGTAAACGCTCTGACTTTTGCACTTATCAACGGTCTTGCTTGTATTGGGGGTAAATGCAACAATCTCCGACAGGTCGCAGTCCAGCGCCTCGCAGATTTTATCAAGGTGTTCAAGGCTGACCCGTTCGGCAACATTGTGGAATAAGTCGTTTATAGTATTTGGACGTATTCCTGTCTTTGCGGCAAGTTCAGCCTGTGTTACCCTAAGCTCGCCCAGCTTGCGGGATAACATGATCATAATCATCTGCAATACACTCCTCTTGATAAATTATACCACTAGGAGTTAGATGTGTCTGC